GCATCTAATTGGAAAGCTCCAGGATGAATTGAAATTGTTACGATCCAAACTAAATCATAAGCCTAAATATAATAATGAACCAAGGATATGGCTGCGAGATATATTGGAGGCTGTGTGTTTTAAGTACCAGATAACTCCAGATCAATTAACATCCGGAGGCAGAATTGCCGAGCTTGTAAGGCCCAGATCATTGTATATAAACTTATGCCTGGATCTAACTCAACATAGTAAGGCCCATATTGGAAGGAGCTGCGTACATAAGGATCACACAACAATTTTATACCACGAGAAATTAAAAAATAAGAGATCTAAACATTGGTCTTTACAATCGGATTTGGGATTAGAGCTTTGGGCTGATTATGAGGAATTGAAAAGAAAACTGAATGAGAATGCCAGAAGAAAAACAGAAAAGTAAAGTTCATTATGGTAAAGGTAGAACACCTGGTCATTTTTGTGTTTTGCCTCAACGAGCTGTAATAGATATTCGATTTAAAAAGCATCCAGCTATCTTCAGAGTTCTGGCTGCACTCGGTAATTATACATCCAGGCAAGGTGTCTGTTGGCCCAACCAAAGTACCATTGCTAGAGATTTACATATCACTCAATCCACTATAAGTAAGCATATTAAAAAACTAATTGAATGGGATTATATACGATACGCAAAGAAACATCCTGGATTAAAGGGGAATAAGTATTTTATGGTATTTGATACGAAGGTGAGTGAAGAAGATGCGAGGGCTACAGCTACTGTTACTGATAGGTCTTTTGAAGAGAAACCGAAGGTGGAGGTATATCCGAAGAGTAAAAAGGATGAGAAACCTATTAAAAGGGGGGAGAAAGAATATTCCTCTAAAGGAATAACTGATAAGAAGAAATATGCACCTAGTGAATATGTAGATATTCATTCAGAACGACTACATAACAACATAGGTAACAGTACTAATATATACTTAAAGGCAGTAGAGATATTAAATCAGTTTATAAAATTAACCGAACAAATATTCGGACAGCACAAACAATATGATATGAAACAAGTAAAAGTTGTAGAAGATTGGATCAACCAGGGTTTGCATCCTCCGACAGCTATTGCCAAGATCAAACAAATTATAGAATGGAGAAGAGATAACAATAAGGATGCACCAGCCACGATATACTTCTTTAAAGACGCAATAAACAAGGTAACTAGGCCCAGGAATAAGCAAGAAGAGGCCCAGGCTATGATCAAGAAGATCACTAGAAAGTGGAAGTTGAAGTATTAATTTATAAATCCCAAAGGTTCGATTGCGTTTTATAACTGTGGCAACATTGCGAATAACCTTGATTTCTGAAAATTCGATACCCTTTGGGGGAGGGGTGCGTAAATATATATGGGGGGTATCTCACAATTTTTTTGCAATAAATTCTTAAATCGATTATAGTATTGCTGCCTTAAATCTGAAACAAAAAAGGAGGAAATATGGCAAAAGGCCCAAATGCGAGTAACCGAAACTTTAAAGTCTTTAAGGAATATAATATTCCTCAAGGTGAGTATCTTATAGAACTATGGGATGCAAAAGACTTTGATAAAGAAACCAAAGAGGCTAAAGAAGTTAAAGGAGCTCAAGATATAAAAATCTACAAGAGAGATGAAACCAAAGCCTATAACAAAGGGGATGGTGTAGCTTTCTTTAGAGTATTTAATAACGAACCTAAAGAGGATAAAGCAAGTGGAGATGACGAAATCAAATTCTAAAAGAATTGTCAAACCACCACTAGATCGCTTTGGTGGTATTCGAGTAGTTCAACGAAGGATACAGAAATCCAAAATCATTGAGCACAACAAAGAGAATGTAGCTCAAGAGCTTATCGATATAGCCAAAGCGAATATTGACGACATTATGTCCTGGGATGAAGAAGGCAAAGTAACTATTAAGGATCCTAAAGCTATTTCACCACAGGCAATTAAAGCTATAAAAAAAATTAAAGTAACACCGACAAAGCTAGGCCCACAGCTCGAAGTGGAGCTACATGATAAGGTAGGTGTTTTAAGAGTATTAGCGAAAGCTACCGGTTTATTAGATCCTCAAGAGGAATTAGATAAACCATCTGTAGTTGGAATTGTAATGAAGGGCCCAGAGCCGGTCATTGTGAACGCAGAGGAAATAAATGAAGAGAGCACTAACACACCAGGAGAAGGAGATAATCCAGGTGTCGATGTTAAAAAATCGAATTAGCGATAAAGAGGCTGCACGAATTGCTGGTAGGCCTTTAGCTGATTGGAAGAATTTAGCTCTTGGAAACAAAACTGAAGATGGAAGTAGGATAGAGAGTATTGTTGAAAGTTTTAAAAATTATAAAAGTTAGTGTTATTTGTTTATTTGTACTCTGTGGATGTAGCAAGATAGAGTTTGATCCTAAAACAAGTTTGATCAAATACACATTCAAAGGTATAAAAAACAATGAATGATGCTATCACAAATCTTAATTTAGATTTTTCTTCTTCACCTACTGTTTGGAATTTCTTAAATGATAAAAGTTTTGTTCGTGGAATAATGGGCCCTGTAGGCTCTGGTAAGTCTTATGCTTGTGCTGCTGAAATAATGTTGAAGGCAGTTAAACAAAAGCAATCTCCTAGAGATGGAATTAAATATTCAAGATTTGTAGTTGTTAGAAACTCTTATCCAGAATTAAGAACAACCACGATTAAAACTTGGCAAGAATTATTCCCAGAAAATATATGGGGAGCTTTTAGATGGAGCCCTCCTTTAACACATCATATAAAATTACCGGCAAGAGATGGAGCTCCTGGAATAGATTGTGAAGTTATTTTTCTAGCTCTTGATCAGCCTAAAGATGTTAGAAAATTATTATCAATGGAATTAACCGGAGCTTGGGTGAATGAGGCTAGAGAGTTACCTAAAGCTGTTATTGATGGATTAACACACAGAGTAGGAAGGTATCCTACATTATCCGATGGTGGAGCAAAACCTTGGAGAGGAATTATAATGGATACGAACCCAATGGATGATGATCATTGGTGGTTTAAGTTAGCTGAAAAAGATAAGATGAGAGGTAAGTATGCTTGGAAATTTTTTAAACAACCTGGTGCTGTTGAAGAAGTATCTCCAGGTGAGCTGCCAGATAATCCAGAGGCTAATGGTTATGTTTTAAGTACCGGCAAGTGGTGGAGGGTAAAAGATCAAACAGAAAATAAAAAGAATTTACCGACAGGATACTATGAACAAACATTACTTGGAAAGAATTTAGATTGGATCAGATGTTATGCTCAAGCTAAATACACTTATGTTCAAGAAGGAAAACCGGTTATATCAGAATACGATGATAGTTTAATGGTGGCAGATTTTATTGAACCAGATATTCAATATCCTATTCAAGTGGGAGTGGACTTTGGTTTAACTCCAGCAGCAGTATTCGGACAGAAACATTCTAATGGTCGATGGGTAATATTACACGAGCTAGTAACTTTTGATATGGGCCTGGAAAGATTTGGTCAAATGTTAAAAGGAGAATTAGAAACTCGATTTCCTAAATTCGATGTCTTTATCTGGGGTGATCCGGCTGGACAGAAGAGAGATGAAATTTTTGAAGTTACAGCCTTTGATCATTTAAGAACCCTTGGACTTGTTGCTAGACCAACTGCTACAAATGATTTTAGAGTTAGGAGAGAGGCCGGTGCATCTCCGATGAATAGATTAATACAAGGTAAGCCTGGATTGTTAGTTGATAAAAAATGTCAGCGATTAAGAAAATCATTATCTGGAGGTTATCACTTTAGAAGAGTTCAAATCTCTGGAGGAGAAAGATACAAAGATCAACCAAATAAAAATGATCACTCACACATTGGAGATGCTTTTATGTATTTAATGTTGGGTGGTGGTGAGCATAGAAGATTAACTAGAGGCAATAGTGTAAGTCGAATGAAACCTTCTGTAGCTCCTTTAGATTTTGATGTATTCGGATGATTGATAAAAAAATCATTTGGTTTGTAAAAGTTTGGGCTCCAGATTGTGTTTTAAAAAAACAATTCTTTATATCCTGTACTGATGAGAGAATGAAAAAATTTAGAGTTCCTAAAGGATTGAGAGCTACTTATGAGAAGGCTAATACTCAAAGCAAAGAAGAAAAGAAAAATGTATTAGGAACAATGGTATAATGAATATTCTAACAATAGAAAAAATATTTAAAGTTGATGGTGTGGATTACATGGTGTTACCTTTTAAATCTTATCTTATTAATTTAATGGATCTTGGAGAAGATGATAAGACACATCTTAAATTATTTCCAGGATGGCTAGAATTTTTAGATGCAGCTACTCAACAAGGTTATGGTTATGTTGTATTAGGAAAAGGTAAGCCTGTATTATGTTTTGGTGTGGTTTCTCAATGGGAAGGTGTATCAGAGTTATGGTTAATACCAGATCAAACTCTTATTCGTAAGCATAGAATACAATTTCACAAAGGAGCTTTAGCTTTTATGGAGTTGGTAGCGAAAGAATTATCTTTGCATAGATTACAAGTTACTGTCAGTTCACGAAATGTACTTGCTGTCAAATGGATAAAAAGTCTGTATTTTAAAGAAGAAGGTATTTTAAAAAATTATGGAGTTGATAAAACTGATTATATTATGTTTGCGAGGTTATTCTAATGGGTAGTATTTTTAAAGTTCCCAAATATACTCCACCTCCTCAAATTGAAACTTCCAATAAGTTATTGGATCAGAGAGAGGAAAGAGCAGATGCTAAAGAGCAAAAAGAATTAAGAAAGATTGCATCTAAATCCAGAGCTCGTAGAGCTGGAGGAAGATTATTAGTTAATCAAGAAAGAGCTATTCCAATGTTAGGTACAGGTACTACACTTACAAGAACAGATCCAATTAGAAATCCATACGATTTTGATAAGAGGTATGTATAATGGGAGGATCACCAGCAAAAGTAGTTAAGAAAATAATTAAAGCTCCGGTAAAAATTTTATCAAGCCCATTAGGTAAAAGACGACCAGAAGTTCAACAAAGACAAATTGGTAAAGCTGAAAGAGATGTCCAATATAAAACAGATCCTAAAACAAAAAAAGTTGCTAGAAAGTTAATGCCAAGACCAGGCTCTAAAAGAATTGCTAGAAGTAGAAGAGGTGGTTTGTTAGCTGGAGAATTTAGAAGAACATTAGGTTCTACTAGAAATCCAAGACATACTAACCTTGGTTCAGAAAGTCAGTTGGCTTAATGGAACAAGAAGAATTTATAAGAAATCCTAGATTTATAAAATTAAATCAAGGTGAAAACGAAGAAGAATTAACCAGGGAGGATAACGATGGAGATGAGTAATATAAAAATAAAAGCACAAAAACTTTGGCTAGATCATAAAGGACATATAGTTTATGTAGTTGTTGGTATAGTTATTGGTGCAATATTATTTTAATAAAAAGTTATGGCAATGAGATTAGAAGTACCAGAGGTCTTAAATAGACATAAACAAGCATTTGCCAAAAAAGAAAATTGGAGATCTGTTTATGAAGAGTGTTATCAATATGCTCTTCCTCAAAGAAATTTATACGATGGTTATTACGAAGGTAATGTTCCTGGACAAGCAAAGATGTCCAGAGTTTTTGATAGTACAGCTATTCATTCCACTCAACGATTTGCAAACAGAATACAATCTGGACTTTTCCCTCCTTATAAAAAATGGTGCAGATTAGAACCTGGGAATGAAATACCAAGAGAGAGATCTTTAGAAGTACAAACAGCATTAGATCTTTATTTAGATAAAATGTTTGCTGTTTTAAGACAATCTAATTTTGATTTAGCGATTGGAGAATTTTTATTAGATCTCTCTGTAGGTACTGCTGCTATGTTAATTCAGCCTGGAGATGATCTTAATCCTGTTACCTTTACTCCGGTTCCACAATATTTAATTGCTTTAGAAGAAGGGCCAAGTGGTACAGTTGATAATGTTTATAGAAAATTTAAAGTTAGAGGAGAGGCAATCAAAAGACAATTTCCAGATGCTACTCTTCCACAATCATTAGAATTAAAAATAAAAGAAAAACCTCAAGAGCTTATAGAATTATGTGAGGCAGTTATTATTGATCCTATTATAAAAGATTATTGTTACCACATAGTACATGACAAATCTAAATCAGAATTAGTTTATAGAAGAATGGAACAAAGCCCATGGGTGGTAAGTAGATATATGAAAGTACCAGGTGAGGTAATGGGAAGAGGCCCACTCACTACAGCCATTCCAGATATTAAAACATTAAATAAAACTTTAGAATTATTATTAAAGAACGCATCACTAGCAATTTCTGGAATTTATACTGCTGCTGATGATGGTGTTTTAAATCCTAACAATATAAAAATAACTCCAGGTGCGATTATTCCTGTTGCAAGAAATGGTGGGCCACAAGGTGCATCTTTATCTCCATTGCCTAGAGCTGGAGATTTTAATGTATCTCAAATTGTAATCAATGATTTAAGAATGAATATTAAAAAAACACTACTCGATGATACTCTTCCTCCAGATAATATGTCTGCAAGATCTGCAACAGAGATTGTAGAGAGAATGAAAGAGTTAGCACAAAATATGGGTGCAGCTTTTGGAAGATTAATTACAGAAACAATGGTTCCTATTATTAGAAGAGTTCTACATATAATGAATGAAAAAGGTTTAATTGAATTACCATTAAAGGTTAATGGATTAGAAGTAAAAGTAGTTCCTATCTCTCCATTGGCTAAAGCACAAAATTTAGAAGAAGTAAATGAAGTAATGCAGTTCTTCCAAATTGCTAATGCTTTAGGCCCTGGAGGAATATCTGAAGTTAAGCCAGATAAGATTGCTGCTTTTGTAGCAGACAAATTAGGAGTACCTTCTGATTTAAGAACTACTGATGAAGAAAAACAAATGATACAAAAACAAGCTATGGCAATGTCGCAACAAATGATGAGTGCACAGCCGAATGGACAAGGTGGTGCTCCGGCAGCTCCGGCAGCTCCTCCAGACCAAGCTCCTCCTACTCAAGAACCAGCAACTGCTGTTGAGCAAGAGGTTATGGCATAATGGCTGAAGGAGATATAAATCTTCCTGGATGGGAAGGATTAGAAGTTTTAGGCAACAAACCTAAAGATGACCAAAGGGAAATAGATGTATCTATTGCAAGAACCTTTAATACTAAAGATGGTAAAAAGGTTTTGGAATATTTAATATCTAAAACATTAAAACAATCAACTTGGATACCTGGAAGTGAACCTTCTTTTGGATACGCAAGAGAGGGCCAAAACTCTGTGATCAGAGATATTCAAACACGCATAGAGAGGGCGAAGAACAATGGCTGAAGAAGAAAATAAAGTAGAAGAAAAAGTAGAAGAAAAACCAGAGGGTTTATTGGCTGATGTCAAACCAACTGAAGAGAAAGAAAAAGAACCAGAAGATATACCTCATAAAATTGAGGAACAGACGAATGTTTCTTCTGAAGAAAAGAAAGAAGAAGTCAAACTTGAGAAACCAGAATACCTAGAAAAAAAATTCTGGGATGATAAGACCGGTGTAAAAGTTGAGGACTTAAATACTTCTTATAAAGAATTGCAGAAAGCATTTTCAATGGGTAAGCATAAAGCTCCTAAAGAATATGATGTATCTGCATTAGAAGGAGTTGAGGAAGGTGATCAAATAGCCGATATGTTTATGGAGTGGGCTAAAGAGAATAAACCTACTCAAGATGGTTTTGATAAATTAGTTAATAAATTTAGAGAGATAACTTCTAAACAACAAGAGGCAGATAGTATTAATATAGAGCAAGAGAGAAAAATTCTAGGCCCTAATGCTGATCAAGTCATTCAAGGAATTTCTACTTGGGGTAAAGGATTAGTATCTAAAGGAGTATGGAGTGAAAGTGATTTTGAAGAATTTAAAATCTTTGCTGCTACTGCTAATGGTATTAATGCTTTAAATAAAGTTCGTAAATATTATGGAGAGAATACCATACCAACAGCTCCTATTAGTGCTGATGGAATGCCAAGTAAAGATGAGCTTTATGAAATGATTAAGGATCCTAAATATAAAACAGACGCATCATTTAGAAGAAAAGTAGAAGAACATTTTGCTAAAGCATTCCCTGGTACTGCTACAAGTACAGGGGAAATCTAATGAGAAAGAAAAAAGGTAATGGTGTTATCTGGCATATTTATCATACTATTCTTGCAATCGAATTAGGTTTAGTGGTTATTATTGAGTTTATAGAATTAATGAAAAATATTTAATTTTACCCCTTTACATTTGTTTTAAAATTTAATATCTATCATAATTGAAGATAACCGAATTTTCTTTTGGCCTTCTGGCTGGTGGGTAAAGACACCATTTTCAGCCTGGCTTTTCCAGACAACTGATAGTTTATTAATAATGTTTAATTTAAGGAGAAAACGATGGCACAATCGATAACAAATGCTTTTGTAACTCTTTTCGATGCAGAAGTTAAACAGGCTTTTCAAGCAGAAAGTGTCTTGAGAAGTGCTGTTAGATTAAGATCTGGTGTATCTGGAAATACTTATAAATTTCCAAAACTAGGTAAAGGATCTGCTACTGTTAGAATACCTCAAACTGATGTAACTCCATTGAATGTAACTTACTCACAAGTTACAGCTACAATGTCAGATTACAATGCAGCAGAGTATTCAGATATATTTCATCAAGCTAAAGTTAATTTTGATGAAAGATCGGAATTAGTACAAGTAGTATCGAAAGCTATTGGCCGAAGATTAGACCAACTTATCATAGATGCTCTTGCTGGAGCCTCTTCACCAAACACAGTTGCAAACACAGTTGTTACATCTGGATCTGCTGCTGCATCAAACTTGAATGTTGGAAAGCTAATTGCTGCTAAAAAAGCAATGGATGCTAAAAATGTTCCACTAGATGACAGACATATCTTGATCCACGCAAATTCATTAGCTGGTTTATTAGCCGATGAAAGAGCAATAAGTGGCGACTATGCTGCAATTAAAGGACTTGTTTCTGGGGATATTAATACTTTCCTTGGTTTCAAATTCATAACTATTGGTGATAGAGATGAAGGTGGATTATCTATTGATGGTTCAAGCGACAGAAATGTTTATGCTTTCCATAGATCTGCTATTGGTATGGCCGAAAATATGGCCCAAAAAACAGAGATTAATTATGTTCCAGAGAAAACTTCTTTCTTGGTGAACAGTATGTTCTCTGCTGGATCAATCGCAATCGATGACGAAGGTATAACTAAAGTAACTTGTCGTGAATAATTTATAGGGGGATATTTATATGGCATACGCATCATCTGGATTGACACCTATAGGTGGTCAATCTAAAGCTGGTAACGCACCACAAATGTGGGCTTACACTTCTGTGGATGCAATCGCTACAGTAAATACTGCTGGATATTTTAATTCAGCTAGTGATTTACTTAAAGTTGGCGACTTGATGTATATTCGTGATAGCAACACACCTACTGCTAGTTTGGTAATAGTATTATCAAACGCATCTGGTGTTGTTGATGTTTCAGATGGTACAGCAATTTCAGTTGCAGACGCAGACTAATAGTAATAAGAAGGGGTAGGCCCAATAAAAGGGCCTATCCTTAAAAAGGAATATGAATTGAAAATATGGCAAGTGGCGATACAAATGTAACGATATGTAACCAAGCTCTAAATTTATTAGGAGCTGATACTATTTCATCATTTAGTGATACAACTAATGATGCTGCTGCTGTATGTAATAACATTTACGAAACAGTTAAAAGACAAACTCTATCAATGTATCAATGGAGCTTTGCATTTACAAAATTACAATTATC